ATTTGGTGACGACGACGATATCTCCGGTAATCATTTCGCCTTCGGCCGATCGGACCAGATTGCGCCCACTTGCTGGATAGATGACGCCAGTCTGCGTAGTTGTCGTTCCAGTTTCAGATGCGCGACCGAAATTGTCGATTGCCTGCGTTTTACGCGCGACTGTGAACGTAGTCGCGAAATCTGGATCGTCGATAACGTCGCTGACGTCAATTAATGGCATCGGACGCCTCAATTAGCGCTTCCACATCATTCAGCCGTTTGCCCATTTTTGACGAAGGTACGGCAGTCGCGACAAACTCATTCCCGATGAGTTGAATATTTTCAACTTCAACGGAATCTTCTGGATACGGCGGCAAGCTGTCTCTTAATTTGATCATTTTTGACGCCGGAAGCGATTTAAGTTTTTTTGTTAGATCGTCCAATCTCTCTTGGAGCGCCGCAGACATTTTTACGCTGAATTCCATCATCATCAGTCTTCCTTGTCGCGGACCACATACGTGATCGCTTGCAAGTAAGCGCCAGAATCAACCAGTGGCATCGTGCCATGATGCGGTGACGGATCGCCGGCCTTTTTGACCTTGCGATGCTGGCGTCGATAAATCGTCGCGTCCGACAGTTTCGGCTCCAACACATTAGTGATGGTCGTCTTCACAGACGCGGAACATATCAGCCCGACTTCATTCAACCCGGCTTCGACTTGGTCGAGTTTCCCGCCAAGCGCGGCTTGTCCAGCCTTCTTTAGCCGATCAATCGCTTCCGGCATGGCTTTCTCGATACCAGGCACGAGATGCGGCCTTGGAGGGATATTGTTTGACGGGGAGCCCATCTCTGAAATCCAGCCAATCATCGCATTATTAATCGGCCCGCCGTCGCCGCGATCCGCACTTGAAGCCGGAATACCGATCAGCGCTTGACGCTTGGTCAAAAGCTCCACGGCCTTGAGCATCTTCGCCACGCCGTCTTTAGTTATCGTCGTAGCCATCAGAATACCGGCGGCCAGTAGCGATTATTCGGAACAGGCGCAGGGTTGCCGCCGACATAAGCGCCGCCCGCGCCGGCAATCCGCAGAAGCTGATAAAAGCGCACACCGTAAGACGTGGAATTCCACATCGCCGCGCCGCGCAGCGTCGTCGATCCAGTATCATATCCAACAGAAACCGGCCCGACGCTCTTCGACGACATCGGCCCGCTAACGGAACCAGCAAAGCCTGAACCTGATGACGCCGCAACGTCGCGCGCTGACAGCGTGATGTAATGCGCTGTATAGAGCATCGCCGCCAAGTCCAAATTCTTTCCGAACCTCGCAGCGTTTAGCGTCGCATAGGCGTTCGTGAGCCAGAAATCAGCTTGCGCCTGTGGGTATTTTGTGGCGTCAGAAAATTCCGGGAACGCCGTTATGAAATCCCCATAGGCGATGGTCATATTACGCGCTCAGAACAGCGGCCAATGACAGATATGTCGCTGCGGCAATAGGGAAGAAAATACCTCCCTTGCCGTTTGTCAGGACGACTCCAGTTGCTGCCGCAACGCCGTCGATCGTATCAGACCCGTCGCCGTAGACGTGCATCGCCGCTGCACCGTTGTTCCAAACAAAGATCGGCTTGCCGACGACAGCGGGAGGCAACGTCACGCCAACTGCGGTAGTCGCTGCTGTCGTCACATTGTTGAACTGCTTGGTCAACGCTAGCGACGTAGCGCGATTCGTTCCTACCGCCGTCAAGCCCGTAGCAATATCGCCAAACGTTGCCGCGCCTGACGCGCTAATCGTAGTTGCAGCAAGAGCGACTGGCGACGCGGCCAGTAGCGCGGAGACATCGGCGGAATCGAAGACGACGTCGCCCTTTGTGGTGTCAAAAAACGTAAACGCCATCGTGATCGTTCCTTATGATGACAGGTTAGGCGACCTTGCGATCGGCCTTGGTGACGCCGCGCGGAATGCGCGCATCATTATCTGGCTCAATCGGCTGAAGGCCGCTTTTGATCTTCGCTCGTTCCGCGGACATGCCGGAAACGGTATCCGGCTTGTCGCTCGCGAAAATCAGTTGGTTTTTCACCGCCTCATGCTGCGCGTTCTGTTTCATCCATTCGGCGAAGAAATCAGCGTCGACATTGTGCGTCAGCGCGTAGCCGTTTGAGATCGGCGCTTTCGGGTCTTCGCCAATCGCACGGCCAGGACCATGGATCAGGACCATCTGCGGCCGTGCGACGGCCTCGGTCGTCTTCCGAATGCCGCCGCCCAAAACGGGCTCCTGTTTCTCCACTTTGTCGAATACGCGCAGCACGAGCCCATTGGGGATCGAGCACGCGACAGTAATGACGCCTGGCATGTTGTCTCCGGGGTGTTTTGTGAGAAAGTCTTGGCGGCCGGTTAGACGCCAAGCATGGATGCGAAAGCATTCGGCTGAGCGATGATGGCGCCCCAGGTGCCGGACGTGACCTTCTGCTTGAAGCTCGAAACGTCGGGCACGATCTTGTGAGCGCGCATCTTTTCCGTGTAGGCGAGGAAGCCGGTGTTCTGGCCGTCGACCTTTTCGGCGTGCATTTGGACCAGATTGCCACCAGCAATGCCATGCGGATTGCTTGAGGACACGACGCCATACTGGACGGCGGTCTCGATCCGAATGTTCGGATAGTTCTTCTTGAGAAGATCCGACACGTTCACGTTGAACGAGTTCGTCGCAGTCAGAGCGACGGCCGACGCAGGCGACATGGCCAGAACGAGGCTGTCTTCCTGTTCGACGAGGCCGCCAGTCTGCGAGACGAGCTGAGAAAACATCGCGACGATATCGTTATAGATTTCGTTGGCCGTGGCGATGATGGCGTTGCCATTCATCCACGTCACGCCGCCATGCGCCTTCGTCGCCGGAGTCAGCGATGCTGGCAGGTTCGGGTCGTTCAGCAAGCCATAGTTCTGCAAGCCGGCGACGCCGAAAAAGTAAGTGTAGTTCGAGAAGCGGGCGAGGTTGTCAGCCGCCGCCATATCAATTTCGCCGACCCAATTGAGCCGCGACAGGCCGGCGCGCTCAATCTCGCGCTCGCCGTATTCCTTCATGATCTGGAAGTGATACGACTGGCGCTGCGGCCAGTTGGTGTTGACGCCCGAGCGACCGTTGGTGTTGAAATCACCATAGCTCGACACTTCGCCGGTATGCTCCACAACGTGGAACATGATAGTGTCGTCAAGCCATGTGCCCTTCTTCTGCTCGTCAAGAATCTTGGCGGCTTTGACGGGCGCGAAGGCGAAGCGAATGACTTCCGGGTCGATGTAGTTGGTTAGACCCCATGGCACCGCCGAGTTCGACGCGGTGGAGATCGCCGGCATGGCGTCCATCGCGAGCGTGTAGTCATGCTTCGCTTCATCTGCGGCATATCCGACGACATCGGGAAGGATGATGCCTTTCGCCTCAAGCGCGCCGCGATGCTGCGCCCACTGAAGCCGAGCTTCTTGCAGGTTCATTTGAGTTTCGCCTTTCCAATAAAAAAGGCGCCTCAAAGGGCGCCTGCGTTTGGTCAACAAAAAAGCCGCCTTGCGGCGGCCCGGTCATTCAGGATGTGTCAGCGGTTAGCCGAGCGGATGATCCGAGATTTTGATCAGCTCGCCGGCAAGGCCGGAACTGCGCGCGATCCACTTCGTCTCGACGTTGGTCGTGCCGGTGATGGCCGTGCTGCCCGCGGTCTGCGTGGTGTCGACAATGTAAGTGCCGAGACCGCCAGTCGCCGTGCCGTAGGCCGTGATGCGCGTTCCGGCTGTCACACCAGTGCCAGACAGCACGCCGCCGATGACGAAGGTTCCGGTCAGGCCAGACGCCGCAGTAAACACGCCATGGGTTTCGGAGATGGTCGTCGAGGCGACCGTCTGCTCAGCCGGCGTTACCGAATAGGTGCCGACGCCGCCGGTCGTGCCGGAAAGCTGCGCAACAACCGTCGTGCCAGACGTGACTCCAGAGCCAGACAGCACGCCGCCCGGATTGATCGAGCCGGAACCGACCGCCGTCACCGTCATGATGTTGTTGGCGATCGAGGCAGTCACCGAACCCGTGCCGGCGGCGATCGAGCCAGTCGCGACCGCGGTCGATGCAGATGCCGTCGCCGCAAACGTCACTTTTCCG